TCTCCTTCCCATTCAAAAACAAATTTAGAAATACCAAACACCTATTTACAAGAAACTATAACTAATATTGAAACACCCAATAAAAATCAAAACCAACATATATTAGAAAATACAACTGAAATTCCTCAAAATATACAATATGTTAATACTGGAAATACTATTTATCGCGCTGATGGAAAATCTGTTACAGACGAAGAAGTGCCATACTTAATACAGGTTGGTTATGAAGAAGCATTAAAAAAAGCAGGGTTATATAATGGTCAGGTACTTGACCAATCATTTATGCAAGAGCGAGATAAAAACAAAAAAGAATATACAAGAATACCTACATACCAAGAATTGTCAAAAGTACAAACCTGTGATTCTTATGTAAGTTTAACGGAACTTCTGTTTTTGAATTATATAAATGGACTTCCTCTCCTAAATCCTTTTATTGCACAAAAATGGTACTATGAGTATAACCTCCATTATACAAAGACAATCATCAATCTAATTTCAAATGGCTTACTCACTGTGGAACACGCATGTATAGACAAATTAAAGTCTGATGAATTGAAGGTCATATTAAAAAACTTCAATTATCCTACGAATGGCAAAAAGGAGGAACTCCTCTTGAGAATCCGTGCAAATATTTCACAGCTAGATATAGATAATTATTTTAACAATGCCAAGTACTTTTCTGCTACACCAAAAGGGCACGAACTAATAAAAAAATATAAACAATAATAAGAAAGCAAGGATCTTCATAAAAAAGAAATCAGAGCTTATCTCCCTTAATCCGGGGGTGAAGAATATACCGCTGAATTATTGATTCTGGAAATATTGTCTCTCTTATAATGGAGGGGCAAGAATATATTAACTAAAACCATCAGATCTATAACAATATTATACATACGTAGGTAATATCAATAGACCAGTTGTCTGAAATATAAATTGCATATTACAAAAATAACCGCAAACTTACCAGAGTCAGCGGTTATTTTTATGCTTATTTGTCTTCCGACTGTGTAACCCAGCTCAAACATTGTCACATATAGGCTGATAACTGCAATCAGATCTTCAAGCACCACTCTTCAGATAAAAATACAATATGAAATTGTATAATTCTTTTAGTCTGCTTTCCTCAAATTTATCCAGCAGCCTATTTATTTCTTCCCTATAGCTCATATCTTCACCTGCTGCCTTCCTTTCTATCAACTCTCATTTTCTTCCAATCGCACAAGGCTCTTGACAAAATGATAAATTTTTTCAAGAATCTGTATATCATCAATTTCCTTTATCATTCTAATGATTTCTTCCTTCAGTTCATCAATTGCCATAGATTCTATATCCATACAAAACCCTCCCTTTTCCTTGGTTGATCATGTAACTTATAATACTATGCTATCACACTATAAGGCTATAAATCTACCCTCACATTTTCATATCTTATATTTCCAGTAAATTTCGTCAGATACTAACAAAAAAAGAACCGTCATTTTTTTATAGTTTCTTGCAATATGCCAAATAAAATATTAACTTCTTACAAAATACTATTCTTTTCTCATTTATTAGTGTATAATCATTAGCAAAATAACAGAATCCGGCAAGAAACCATTAAAAACACTATTCTATTTATAAAACCAAAGAAAAGAGGGCCTATTATGGAGTTCTTAGAAAAATTAACAAACTTCTCTAACAGAATTGAACGCTTAAAAGATAATATCCAAACAGAAGAAGCAACAAAAACATCTATCATACTACCATTTTTTCAACTCTTAGGTTATGATGTATTTAATCCCTTAGAATTTGTTCCAGAATTTACGGCTGATGTTGGGATTAAGAAAGGAGAAAAAGTTGATTATGCCATTATGTTCAACAATGAACCCTTGATTTTAATTGAAGCCAAACCTATTAATACAGAATTGACTGCAAAACATATGAATCAATTGATACGATATTTTTCAGTCACCAAGGCGAAGTTTGGAATCCTAACCAACGGTATTATTTATCAATTTTATTCAGACTTAGAAGAACATAACAAAATGGACACCATACCATTCCTTGTTGTAAATCTTACTAAAATCGAAAAGAACATCGCTGAGGAGCTAAAGCAATTCCAAAAAGATGCATTTAACGTCAAAACCATTTTAAGCAATGCTTCCAACTTAAAATATATGACTATGGTTAAAAATGTGATTGCTGAACAGTTTCAATCTCCTTCTGACCAGTTAGTTAAAGCGCTGCTTAGTAAAAATATATACAATGGTACCAAAACACAAGCTGTCATAGATAAATTCAAAGTGATCATTCAGAAAGCTTTTGAAGAATATATTAATGATGTTATTTCAGAACGTTTGAGCACTGTTATTTCTCCCGAACCTGTTACTTCAGTTCCATCAAGTGAAAAAGCAGAACCTATGTTGACCGCTGATGAAATAGAAGTTTTGGATTATATTAAAAGTTTGTTAAGCACGAGCTTAGATATTACTTATAAAAAGACTTCACGATACGCCTATATGCAAATTGGTGAACTTTCCACAAAATGGATTTGCCGTGTTTATATACGAAAAGAACAACATCTATTTACACTCCATAAATTTGAAGATACTGACTATGAATGCGAATATTATTTCGATGAAATCGAACAACTTGAAATGATACAAGAACTAATAAAGGATACCTTTGAAAAATGTTGTAAGCTATAAGTGAATGAAAAACCGCCCAGTATATTAAAACACTAGACGGTTAAAATGTAACTCATTACTGCAGATGCAGAAATGTGATACAGTACTAATACCAAAAATATTGTACCACATTTTCCTGTACCTGCGCAATCCATAGGTTTTATTTTTCTACCTAAATTATTAGAAAGGGCGTGTTATTTTATGGCAGATATTCATATTCGGAAACGTGGGGACAAATGGTACTATTCTTTTGAATGTGCACCAATTGACGGAAAAAGAAAGCGAATCGAACGAGTAGGCGGCAAAACCAAAAAAGAAGCCCTCGAAAAAGGGATTCAGGCACTAAATGAATACAACAGTTCTGGGCAGCACTTTGAAGCATCAACAATATCTGTGGCAGACTTCCTTGATTATTATATGGATAATTATAGTAAACTCAACAATAAATACAATACACAGGTTGGAAATATGAGTATTATTGAAAACCATTTAAAACCAAACTTTGGTGCATACAGGCTTTCTGCTCTTAGCACTGCTGCCGTTCAAGAATTTATCAATGAGAAGTTTATTGTCGGATTTACGAAGTCTACTATCGAAAATATTATTGCGCCCCTCTCTCAAGCATACGAATATGCTATAGACTTAGGGTATGTCAAGGACAATCCTTGCCAGCGTATCAAATATCCCAAAGACTGCAAACAACCGAAACGACGGGAAGTCATCTCAATCGAAGAATACAATTTAATTATGACCGCGATGAAGGACCACAAACCATTTGATATCGCAATTATGATTGGCTGGTATGCCGGACTTCGCATATCCGAGACATTCGGTCTTACATGGAATGACATTAATCTTGACAGCAAGACAATCACCATAAATAAACAAATTGTGAAGAGAAATTTTGGCACTGATATCAGAAAAGCCTTTAAAGAAAAAGGAAAAAAGGAAGAGCGTTCCGCTTGGTATTTCCAGTCACCCAAAACACCGACAAGCAACCGCACGATTGTAATTTCTGACGATTTAATCAAAGTGTTAAAAGCTTGGAAAAAGAAACAGCTAGAAAATCAAATATACTATGGCGAATATTATAAAGAATTGTATCTTAAAGAAGAAAAAGACGAAAAAGGAAAAAACATACAAAGAATTGTTGAAATTGAAAAAAGTATTCCTTGTACACTGCCTACAGCTAACATGATTTTTAGAAAAGAAAGCGGTGAATATGTTTCAACAGACTCCTTTAAATATCCTTCCAGAATTATCCATTATCGCCTTGGACTGGAAAAATTTGATTATCACTCATTGAGACATACACACGCAACGATGTTAATTGAAGCCGGCGTATCACCAAAAACAGTACAGGAACGACTTGGACATGCATCTATACAGACTACCTTTGACCTTTATGTGCATAATACTGAAGCAATGAAACAAGAAGCCGCAGATATATTCGATGAAATACTAAAAAAAAGCTATCAAGTAAAGGGACGCATAAGCGCCCCTTATTTTGCCAACATTTGAATCTGGCGTTGGCACCGCGTAGGCAAATTAAACTTTATTCATCTGCATATAACCTATAAATGCTTATTTTTTCAAGGATAACCTCACAATTGTCTCCACATGTGTTGTCACTAACATAGGAACACACATCTTTTACCTCGTCTGCGATATGGGAACACAATTCCTTAGCTTTATCCCCTATACTCTTAGACTTGTCAAAACGCTCTTTTGCATTTCCAATTTCATTCCTAAATCCTGTTTTATATATGAAAGTGATTTTATAGGGATCTTTGTTTCCATCTTCATCATAGCCACCGACTATGACCTTTTCAATTATACTCTCGAATATTCCTCTGTCAAATTCCTCCAGAACACCATTCTTTGACAATGCTTTTTTGAAATCCGCAATCCTCCGTTTCAAAGAAACTTCATCTTGCATCTGTTGTTCTAACATCGCTAAATTTGCCTTTATGTCAGACAGCTTTCTTTCATAACCCACATCCGTTTCTTCATAGATGTCCTGCGCAACAATTCCTTCTAGGTAATTTTCCAGTAATTTCTTTCTCTTAGCTTGAAGATTGTCTGCACTTTTTTGTAGCTTCAACACTTTATCTTTCGCAGAATCCTCACTCAAAGTCTTTTCCACTCTGGAAATAAATTCATCTAACACATCTTTATTATCTGCACATAGCATTTTATACGATTCAATAAAGGCTTCCTCTATCACCTGTTCTGGTATGCCTTTACTGTCTGGGCAAAATCTTTTGCCATCCTTAGTAGACTTCACACATTGCCAGATTGTTTTTTTATATTTAGAACTGCTATGCCACCTTCGCCTTGACAAATTCGCTCCGCAAAATCCACATTCTAATAAGCAGCTAAATGCATATTGTCGGCTATATTTTTCTCGCTTTCCCGGAGTAACTGATTTTCTTCCCCCGTTCCTCCGTTCTCTGATTTCCTGCGCTCTTGCAAAAGTTTCTGCGGAAATAATTGGTTCATGGTGGTCTTTAATATAAAATCTATCTTCTTCCCCAAGATTTTCCAATCTCCTTTTAGAGATTGGATCAACTGTAAAGGTCTTTCCTAATAATATATCACCTTTATACTTCTCATTATTGATAATTCCCATAACACTTGAAGATGTCCAAGGATTTCCCCTTATCGTTGTTGTCCCCTGTTCATTTAATTCTCTGGCAATCATCGAACTTCCAGCTCCAGCAACATATCTGTCAAATATGTACCTTACAATTTCCGCCCCTTCTTCATTTATAGATAATGACTTTGTTGTTACATCATAGTCATACCCAAGACAACCTTGAAACCCTACCAATTCCCCACGTTTCATTTTCATTTTTAAGCCCTTTTTCACATATGCAGAAGTATTTTCTACTTCCTGCTGTGCAACCGAACTTAAAATTGTCATCAGAAATTCTTCGTCTTTGAGAGTATTTATCTTCTCTACCTCAAAATAAACTGCAATTTTTCGTTCCTTTAACATCCTGACATATTTTAAGGTATCCAACGTATTTCTGGCAAAACGAGGCAAGCTCTTAGCAATGACCATATCAATCTTGCCATCCATGCAATCCTGTATCAGACGTTGAAAATCTTCTCTCTTGTCAACTTTTGTTCCTGTTATCGCTTTATCTGCATATACACCCGCAAACACCCACTGTGCATTATTTTGTATCATTTCAGTATAATACTTAACCATCGAGTTATAGCTTTTTATCTGATCTTCATCATCCGTACTGACACGACAATACGCTGCAACTCTCAAGCGGTCAACTTTACGGACTTTGGAAGATTCATCAAATGGATTGTTTGCTTTAATAATCTCTACTTCCATATCTTCCTCCTTTTTGTGTTCCTACCGTAGTGTTCGCTTTTATTATATTGCAACACAGTCAATAAGTCAAGCAGTAATGTTCGATATAATACCATAATCCCGCATTAACTTTTTTTGTACTTGCTCATACTCCAACTGGTTTATCAATTTCAGCTTTAAAAGTTGCTTTAACATAGATAACTGCATACTGTATCTTAATAATCTTTTTCCGTCTATAAACGCTCACCCTTTCTTTATTAAAATATCCTCACAGGTGGCAGGCGGGAAGCCTGCCCACATTGGACTTACACCATCATCTTTTCTATGTGACTGGCTTCCGCCAGAAGTATCATTATCACGAAACCGCATCTTCGCCAATAGAATCCCCTATCCTACTCCAACACTGATATTTTTTCGCTCGTGCCTTTGCTTCAACATCATCAGATGCTTCTTTACTTTCAATTCCTTATCGGAACAGACAGTCATAGCGTATCTGCTGCGTAGCTCCACAGTTTCTCACGTCCTGTATGCAATACAGTATTCAATTATCAAGGTACACCGCTGTAAATCTGTCAGCTATGGAAAAGGGCAGCGAACCGCCCTTTATACC